CACAAACAATTTTCTATCGGTGTTACGCAAGAACTCCTCAATGTGTTCAGGATCTGTAACCAGCACCTGGGGAGTTCGTATGCTGGCAATGTTCCATTTCAACGCACTCACAGTTAGTTCAGTGATGGTTTTTAGAGCATTGTTCAGCAGTTCTAATTTCTTTTCGTCTGGCAAATCGCTGTCAGGAACTGATTGCAACACACGTTGTTGTTCAAACTGTTTGAGGTTTACATCATTTTGATCACGATAGGTCATGGGTTTGAGTGCAATTTCTAAATCGCCTTGTTGCAACGGAGTCATGTAGTCTGGCATTTTCAACCCGTCCAGTACTATGCGTAGATCTATAGTATATTCATCCACATTGTTACAAGCCGGGCAGGCGCTGTTGAGTTCCATCTCGTGCCCAAAACTGGCCATTCTAATGGCTATCAGAATAGAATTGATGTCTGCACCTGGAACTGCTTGTCCGTTGAACAATGCATCTGGTGTGCGATAAGTGATTTCGTCAATGGCAGTCATGGGCAACACTGGCAATTCCTTATTAGCAGGCATCTCAAGTGAACCTTGGGGCCAAAATTGGCCTTGCGACGGCAAGTTTAGATAAACTGCTGGTTGTCTAAAATATTGTTTTAGCGGGTTTGCATTTTGACTCATATGGTACCTATAAATATACCATTACTTATAGGCACCCAAACATGGCAGAAAATATAGACAATGTACAACAACAACTGGCAGACGCCATGCGCCGTGCCCAGGAAGATTATGCTCGCTACGGGCAACTGCAAACCGCCACAAGTGAGCAGTTAAAAGATGCCCAGATAAAGGCCAAGTATGGGGTTGAAAACTTTTCCAAAGCCACTAACAAAGCAGGAGAAGTATTGGGAGCATTGGCAGGTGCTGGTATCGAAAGTACCAAGGCCATGTACCAAGGTAAAAAGGGCATGGGTGCCTTCAACTCCAGTCTAGATGAATTGAGCAAGGCCGCTGTGTTGGCAGGCACAGCACTCACATTGTTGATGCCCGGTGGCATCATAATGAAGGGAATAGTGGCAGCCTTTACTTTGGCAACTACAGCGGCCATTGCCTATGTCAAAGCAGCCAATGAAATGTCTGATAAACTGTACAAAGGCTACGAGGGCCTACAAAAGTCAGGAGCGGCTGCCAGCGACGGTATGACTGGGGTTTATCGAGATGCTAAAAAACTGGGTCTCAGCATGGACGAACTGGACAGCATGGTCAGTCTGGTGGCAGAAAGCAGCAATGACCTGGTGTTGTTTGGCGGTACTGTAGCTGATGGACGCAGGAAGTTGGCAGATCTTGCGCAAGCATCAGAAACATCCAGAGAAGGATTTTTCAAGCTGGGTATCAGTCAACAGGCACAAAATGAGGCCATGGTTGGATACATGCGGCTTCAGGCACGAAGCGGTAATGCTGAAAAACAAACAACGGATCAACTGGCAGCCAGTGCAAGAAATTATATCACAGAACAAGATCAACTGGCCAGAATCACCGGTATGAATGTCAAGGACCAACAAAAAGCTCGTGAAGCAGCCTTGATGGAAGAACAATTCCTGGCCAAGGTGCGCCAACTACAAAGAGAAGGCAAGCATGCAGAGGCCAAGGAACTGCAAGATGCCAATATCATGATGTCAGCCATGGGTGATGAAGTTGGCAAAGGATTTAGAGCCATGGCCAACGGTAATCTTCGTGATGAAAATGCTCGAAAATTCATGATGAGTACACAAGGCGCAGGTCTAGATGCTGTGCAAAAAATCACCACAGGTCAAATCAAAGCTGCAGACGCGGCACAAATGGTCAGCCAAGGATTTCAGGGATATCTTGATGCACAAGGTGATCAATTGGCAACGTTGGGTGTGGCTGGGGACTCTGCTACCAATTATGCTCAGGTGGTCAAAGGTGCAGCCATGGGACAAGCAGATTATCAAAAGCAACTGGAGAAAGCCCAAGCTGACCAAGCCAAAACCCTAGCAGGCAAAGGTGATCCGCTGGCAGATGCTCAAGGTCGAATGATCAAAGTTCAGCAAGATATCAACAAAAAGTTAGAGGACGATGTGTTCAAAGGCATTCCCAATGCACAAGTTGCTATGGGCAAATTGGCCAATGTCACTGACGGACTGGCCGATGCCTTTACAAAACTCACCAATGCTATAGGCGGAGTGTTGAACTTTTTTGGCCTGGGTCCAGAAGTCACTGTAGAACAAAAACAAACTGAAGTTACAGGTGCTGAGCAAAAGTTATCGGCAGCAATTGATGCGCAAAAAACAGCAAAAACTCCTGCAGAAAAACAACAAGCCGATCAAGATCGACTGTTCTATGAAGAAAAAGTAAAAAATCTCAAGCTGGAGAAAATGAATCTAATAATCGCAGAAGACAATGCTCTCTACGAAAAAGAAGTATTAAAACGTGCCGAAATTGATGCAGCAAATAAAAAAACCGCTTATGACAAGACTATGGAAAGTGCGACTGCTGGGCAAAAAATTGGCATCGGCAGAACTGACATGCAGAAAGAAGCCTTTAAAGCAAATCAAGAAGCAGAGTCAAAGTTAGAACTCTTAAAGAGATCATCAGAGAGTGGTGTCAGCGCTCGTGCCGCTTCAGTAGAACAGTTAAAATCAACAGGGTATAAACCACCAGCTTCTGAACGAAGACAATCTTCCAGTGCTGCTTCATCGACCACTCAAACGCCTGGACAAGGACTTGAAATAAAGTCACAACAAGACTTAGAAAAAATGGGTTTGAAGATCAAACAAGGAGATGTGCAGGCAAAAGATGCAGGCATAAGCACTAAACTGATTGATATGGCCAAAGAGATACAAAATCAAGTGCCTGGATTTTCACATTTTAGTGGATTCAATGATAAGTTCCATCAGGAAAAATCACCATCAAGCAATCATACCAAAGGCCTGGCAGCTGATTTTGCTTTGGCATCTGACCCAACTCCGCAGGCAGGAAAAGAGATTGCTGACATGTTGCGCAAAATGGGAGCAAGTTATGTGCAAGACGAGTACAACAATAAGAGTGCCAAAGCCACAGGTGGACACTTTCACGTGGAAGTCCCTACATTTGCTGACGGCGGTGATTTGGCTGCGGGCAAGTTAGGTATTGCAGGTGAAGCAGGTCCAGAGTTTGTGCAAGGTCCTGCAAGTATTACTCCAATGGGTGACATCACAGGAGTGTTCAACAACATGGCTATGATGATAGGACAACAGACAGGAGCAATCGAAGAGTTGATTAGAATTGCCAAGAACGGCAACGACATACAAACCAAGATCCTGCGTCAACAAGCCTGATCACGGTAAATAAACTACTATGGCAGACAAACAACAAGGCTCTTGGCGCAAGTACTTCAAGGTCGCAGACAATTCAGGTGCAATGAGCCCAATCTCGGGCCGTAATCAGTTTGGCTTGCCAAACTATCCTCGCAATGATGGCAACAATAGTTCGGCACAAGCTGACTTTGTGTTTCGTAACTATGCCAGCCGATTGCCCGAAGTATACTCAGGTCACCCCAATCGTGTGGAACGTTACAATCAGTATGAGAACATGGACATGGACTCAGAAGTCAATGCCTGTTTGGACATCATTGCTGAGTTCTCCACACAGATGAACGAAACAAACGGCACACCGTTTGATGTCAAGTACATGGACAAACCTACTGATCACGAGATTGGTATCATCAAGAAACAACTGCAACAGTGGGTCAAACTAAACAAACTGGACCAGCGCATATTCAAACTGTTCCGCAACACCATCAAGTACGGTGATCAAATTTTTGTGCGTGATCCTGAAAACTTTGAAATGATGTGGGTGGACATGAGCAAGGTCATGCGTGTGATTGTAAACGAATCAGAAGGCAAGCGCCCAGAGCAGTATGTGATCCGCGACATCAATCCCAACTTCCAGAACATGACTGTGGCAGCCAAGACCACCACAGACTACATGACCAACCCTGTAACAGGTACCATATCAGGATCATCAAACTATACCATGCCCAACGGCGGTGCCGGAGGCGGTGTGGGCAACAGCCGATTCATGCATGCCATGAACGAAGCCACCCTGGATGCCAAGCACGTGGTACATTGCAGTTTAAACGAAGGACTGGATGTGTTCTGGCCGTTTGGACGCAGTATCCTAGAACAGATCTACAAAGTTTACAAACAAAAAGAACTCTTAGAAGACGCTATTCTTATCTATCGTGTGAGCCGTGCTCCTGAGCGTAGAATTTTCAAAATTGACGTGGGCAACATGCCAAGCCACTTGGCCATGCAGTTTGTGGAACGTGTGAAGAATGAAATGCATCAGCGTAGAATCCCTACCATAACAGGTGGCGGACAAAACATGATGGATAGCAGTTACAATCCATTGTCAATCAACGAAGACTACTTCTTTCCCCAAGGACAAGACGGACGTGGCAGCTCAGTAGAAACACTGGCTGGCGGTGCAAACCTGGGCGAAATTGATGACTTGAAATATTTCAACAACAAAAT